TTCAATAGGTGTTAATCTACGAATCAATGAATTAATTGTTAATAAATTATCTTTTTGCACCGTAGTTAATGTTCCTGATTTATCATCAAATCTTTTTTCAATAAATTGTTCTGTGTTGTTGCACGGTTTTCTACTTTTTGGATTTTCAGGATTACGGCCAACCATTCTTGCGCATTTTATAATTTCAATTGCATTTGTTGTTCCTGTGTCCAAACAATATGTTTTTCCATCTATACGCGACAATGGACCGGAACCACCCTTTCCTGTTTTTGATGATCTGGGCATTGTATTATGTACAATTTGCCTACATTCATTAGATCTAATTCCAACACCTTTATAATAAGATGCATCAATTGTCATTGATTTTTGATTACTAATTGATTTATTAATTAAATCGCGCCCCAATAGTTTTAATGCCTTTTCAGTTAAATTATATTTCGAATCAACATTATCCTGCAAAATATCTTTCAATAAAATTCCTTTGTCCTTTGGCTGTTGTATTGTTGATTCCAAATCACCAAATAATCCTGATGGCTTTAATCCAATATTTGTCCAATATAATCTCTGTCGATTCTGTGCTGATTTTAATGCAGAATTTATCATGATTGGTTTTACTCCTATGGCTATGCTCAAAACCTTCTCCCATTTTTCACCCATCATAACATTTTCAAGTAAAAAATATTTTGGTTTTGTTTCATTTAATAATCGCATGTATTCCCAAAACAAATATGATTGGCCTTCAAATTCAAATCCTTCTGATTTTAATTGCAAATAGTGATCCAATGTCAAAATTTCCTGTTCATCCTTTGTTGCCATTCCTTTGCGCTTTCCTGCAAATGAAAATGATTGACATGGTGAACCTCCAATCAAAATATCAATTTTCGGCAATGAATAACCATCGACATTGACAACAGATCCTAATTGTTTAGTATTTGGGAAATTTGCCATTGTAACTTGAATTGCATATTTATCAATTTCCGATGCAAAATAATTTTCAATTTCAAATCCTGCGCGTTTTAATGCTTGCTGTCCACATGACATTCCATCAAACAAACTCAATACATTTAATTTATTTTTCATTGCATTTGTGGTTTGATGTGAATGTATTGTATTGGCAACCGTACACATAATATGTGGAATCAAAATCATCATGAAATTCCATTTTATCAGGATTCAATATTATGGCCTTATTTGATTGATATTCTTGCGACTGATACGATTGTTCATCTGTACCATAAAACATCGCTGTGATGCCAAAAAACATGGCAAAAATTAGTGTTGTTTTCATTTTTGATTAGGTTTAATTGTTTGTTTAATCTACAATCCGATTTTCACGGATCATTTTATGAATAAAATAAATGTATGAATCCGATTTTGCCATGGTAATTTTAATTGACATGTCGCTGATGTGATTCAACCTATTCCAAATTTTTTCCTTTGCTTCCGGTTCAACCTGAATGATACCAAATTTTTTGGCTATATCATAAAGGTGATGTAATCCGCCATAAGGAAATTTGTAATCAGGATTTTTTTTGATTGTATCGATGTAATCATTTAATGTTTCTATGACCTGCTTCCTTAATTGATCATCCGATGGAACCGGTAATGGTGGCTGTTCAACATAGGTTTTTTGAATCATTCCAATCACCTGCCGTTTGTCCATGCTGTAAAATTTCAGCCATCGAACAAAATTTGATGAATTGAAAAACACATTGGTTTCTGATTCCTTCAAATAATCGCCATTCAATCCGCGTTTTGTGGCGATCAATACATCCTGTTCCGTATATGCCGGAAAATCTTTGATGTCCTGCAATAACATCAACACATTGGCCTGTTCATCCGCTGCGCTGATTCCGTTCAATCCTAATTTAAATTTGGCCAATGATAAAACCTTTGTGGCTAATGTAATTAGGTGTTCATCGCTGATCGTTTTGATCAATGGTAATTTTGATGCTTCAATGATTTCTAAATCTGCCTTGGTGAATTTATGACCAATTGCTGATGTCGAATGGATTGTTAATGACTTTTCCATCTTTCATGTTGTGTTTAATGGCTTGTTGTGCCGCGTTTATATTCTCTAAATTGGTTTGAATTTTGCCTTTTTTTTCGGCAATTACCGAATTATTATTTTTTGGTTCAAATAATCCTTGATAATTATTGGCGATTGAATGTTCAATGGCTGATTGTAACTGATCATCTGTTTTACCTTCCCATTGCTTTATCAATGTGGCTTTACCAATTTCTGTGTACGATGATTTTTTTTGTTTTTTATAATCGAACCATGTATTGAACAACTGATCGCGAAACGTTATGAAATCAACGATTTCATTATCGTTTTCTTTACTTTCATTTACTTTACTTTCATTTTCTTTACTTTCCTTTTCTTTACTTTGTTGAACGACCGTTGAACGACCGTTGGATTTTCTTAATTCTGCTGATCGTTGACCGGCAACTTTTCGCTGTTCTTTCATGCGAAAATATGGTTCTAAATAAACCAACATTCGTGGTGAAAAGAATTTTTGATCGCCATCGATTTCAAACAATTCGTAATTCAAAACTGTGACTTTAACCTTTGCTTCTGATACACCAAATTCCTCCGCTAATAAATCCAAATCTTCCAATGGATACATCAAATCCTGTTGTTCGCGTAATGTTTCCAACAGCATGAAATAAATACCGTATCCTTCAACACCCAATTCTTTGCGTAACCTACGAATTTTTCGATCATGTCGCGCATTACAGAAATGTGGGAAATAATATGCTTCTTTTTCCATATTTTTTTAAAAAAAATGCCTGAATCCGTAGGAGTGGAAACAGGCATTGTGGTTTTTAACCCTCATTAATCACCGGAAAACTCCTACCCTTTCCGCTAATTATTCACAAATGTAATAATTAAATTGCTAATACACCTTTTAATTGTTTGAATTTAAAAAGGTATCCGTACTGCGGATGCTCTAAAACAAATTTGCGTGAATAATGTGGCGCAAAATTGTTGTTGACTTTAAATGGATCATTTACTGATTTAAATCGATAATCATATCGGATTTGTTCAAAAATGTATTGTGATCCTAAATGCTTGCGACCTTCTTTGGCCAAATTGATTGCGATTGCTTTGTACAATTCATAAATGTGCTTGTTTTCCTGATCGTATTGCTGAAATGTTTTCATAATTTCAATAATTTTAAAAGATAAATAATTGGTTTAAATATTAAAACGTAAATGACTAAACCGCATGTATAAAACACCATAAAAAGAAATAATAAAATTCGCACAATGATGTAAATAATTAGCGTTTTAAAAAACTTCAAAATTGCTTTCATATCCCTATATGATCATTGATCGATTTTGGTGTGACTGTATAATGTTCATTTAGGTATTCAATCAGATCCGTATCTGTGGATCCATCCCAATCATGTGGCATCCTGCCATCAATAATTGCGCATTTTAACATAACCACGATTGATGCGATTCGCATTTTGTTGTGGCTTTCTTCGATCATTCGTTGTTGATCCATGGCCGTATAATTTGATGTAGTTTAATTTTAAGTTATGTGCGATTGTATTCATCGCCTGATTGTATGTGTATCCTAATTCGTTTGTTCTCATTTCTTTACATATTTAATGATGTTCATCAATGGAATTCCAATCAATTTTCGTGATGGATCCGGATGTCTGAAAAATAATGTTCTGAAATCATCCGTGTGCTGAATCAATTCTGATTTTAAATATGAATCCCCATTACCTAATTTGTACGCGATTTCATAAATAGCACCGATCTCAATATCACGGTGCTTTAAAACTGATTCTTTTGTCGAATAAATGGCGCGTAATTCGCCATTTTTTGTGGTGTATTGACCAACGATTTTTCGCATTGCCATGATTTTAAAATTTAAAATGGTAAATCATCGCCTGCATCCGATTCAGGAATCAAAACATGTGATTCGAAATTTGCCGGTTTATTTGGCGCTGTTTGAACGATATTATTCGCAGGTGTACCTTTTGCCATTGGCAATTTAAAATTGCCTAAAATGGGCAACTTTGCTTTTGCTTCGCGTTCTTCTTTTGTTGGCGATTGTGTAACGAAACCAAATGATCCATATTGATCTATTTCATCATTAATCCATCCTGATAAATTCAACCATTGATTTCCATTTTTATCTGTGGTTAAACGCGATTGATCAACCGCTGAAAATTTAACTGAAATATTTACTAATTGTCCCATGATTATTTTATTGTTTTTTTGATTGTTGTTGTACTTGATTTTGATGGCGGAAACCATTCATGTGATTCGCCTGTTTCCGGATCAACGGTGACTGTTGGTGCCTTCAATGCTTTACAGAATGCCTCAATGTCTTTTTGCTGTGCTTTCAGGTGATCAATTCGATCCTGAATGTCATTCCAAATTACATTGGATGAATAATCATATTTCACACCTGATTCCATTTCTGAAAATTCGATTCCAAATGCTGAAACCTTTGATCCTTGATGTTGGCGGATCTCATTCAATGTGGTTTCTTTGAAATTCTTTTCAAGTTCACCCAACATCAATTGAAATTTTGCAATTGCAGCGGCTGATTTCAGGCCGGCCATACCTTCCATTGATTCGGCAAAAGTTTTTGCCCTGTACGCGATTTCTGATTTGTCCATTAGGATGATCTGATCACCTGTTGGAAATACTAATTCTTGTGTCATTATAAATTAGGTTTAATTGATTGTTTGTACTTATTAACTAATTGGCGAACCTTTGTGTCCTTCTGATATTCTTCCGGGCATGATTCCCAAACTTCCTTAATTGATTCAATGTCTTTGCATTGCAACAGGACATATTCCAAATCCTTATAATCCTGTGCATCCAATGATGAAATTTCGATTGGCTTTGGCTGTGTTTTTGGTTCCGGCTTAATTTCAACCACATCTGCCTGTGCCATTTCATCTGATGTGTACAATCCGGATAAATCCTGTGGATATGCTTTGCGCAATGCTAATGCCTCCGCAACCTTCGATAACATGGTATGTGGCATCTTTGTCCATAACCCTGAATTTTGGCTGTATTCTGCCCAATATGCAACACCAACTGATGCCTGATACCGAACATCACCACGGAAACGAAAAACGGCAATTTTACAGCATTTCAATTTGTCACCTTCATAAACAAAATCAGGTTCCGATTGGCCTGCGTAATCGCCTGATCTTTCTGCAATCACACGGAATCCATCAATGGATGTTTGAATTGTCATTTTTGCTGAATAAGATCCATCCTGATTGCGTTGATTTCTGTGGATGCAATAGATTTGGCGCGTTAACGGATCCAAACCTGTGCGTTGTGCCTGATACATGAATAATTTCAATTCATCGGCTGTGGCTTTTGGTGCGATCTGTGATTTGATCAATTTGACCTGATCATCGCTAAATTCAATCTTTGCTAATTGTGTCATTGGTTTGATTGGCTTGTATGAAAAATTGGTTAATTACTGATTTTACGATTGGATCCTGACAACGGCGCGAAACAAATGATTGTACATTGTGGCCCTTCCATAATCGTGCTGTTGGTGGCAAAATATTTTTGCGATTCAATTCATCCGCGATTTGCTGATAAACTTCCATTTTCCCTATTCTCATAATTTTTCTATAATTGAAATGATTGTTAATAATAGCATCAACGCACCAAATGCTTTGATTGCCGGAATGATGTCGGCTGTTGTGAAATCTTCACCGATCATTAGTTTAAAGAAATTTTTCATGTGCTTAATTGTTTAAAGTTTTATAAATGTACCTGTAATTCTAAAAAATGCAAAACAATACTAATATTTTTTAATAAGGCCGGAATTTCACCGGCCATGATTTTTTATTTTAAATTGCGATTTTTTAAATATATTTCTTTTGAAAGAAATACCCTGCATTTACCATAATTGTATAATTTAAATGAATGAAAATTTTCAGGGAAAAAATCATAAATCATTTTAACTGCTGTTGTTATTGATTTACATTCAAAAATAACTGATGAAATAACATTTGTTGAATTATAATCACCATCTGCAAGAAATTCAATTTGAAAATATGGCATTTTTTTATGTGTTTAAATGATTAATTGTTTAACATGCTGTAAAGTAAATGGATTGAAATGATATATCCTAAACATTTTTAAAATATTTTAAAAAATATTTCAAAATAAAAAAAGGCACCCAATTCGGATGCCTGTTTTCGTAAACCAATTAAACACATACAAATTTACATTATTTTTCCATTCTTGATCATGATGTTGGAAACCTTTGTTTTTCCATCGTTTATTTCCGCAATTGCGAATCCATGATTGTGTTGGCTAAACGGCATATACTTTGGTGATAATGCTGTCAAACAACCTGTGCTGTATGTGTGAATAAATTGTTTGAATCCTGTTTTTTTGATTGTTGCTGATGTTTTATGCACATGGCCAATCAATGTGTTGCAAATGGTTTTATTGAATAAATTTTGGCTTGGATTAACACCACCACCACCATATAATTCATGTCCATGTAAAACCAATAAATCACCCATTTCCATACCGCGCCATGAATCAATGATTTCAAATTCAACTTTGTCCAAATGGAAAAATATTTCAAATTGTAAATCATGGATCTGTGCGAATTCTTCCGCCTGCATTTGTAATGATCGCGCATAGCGATCCTCATGATTTCCTAATTTGTAGTAAATAGGGATCCGGCCAAATATATCACGCAACTTGCGAACAAAATCACGGCACATTTCAACTTCACGCGGAAAATCGCGCAAATCCTTATCCTTTTCATGCCGGCTGATTGAATAAAAATCAAATATATCACCGTTTAAATATAGGCAATCAATTTCCTGTTGCTTCAAATATTTGATTGCACATATCAATGCTTCCATATCATGAAATGGGAAATGTATGTCTGACATGATTCCGACCTTTTTAATATGATCCGGTAATTTGGCTGATGTATATTCTGATCCGATTGATTTCTGAATTCCAAAATCATCAAGTTCATCCAAATTGAATTCATTGATTTTTACCGGTTTGTACATTGTTTTGTCAATAAACAATTGTTGTCTGTTTTTTTCAGTAATGCCATTTTCGACCATTACCTTTTTCATTGATCCGTATGATTTATAATCGTAATTTTTGAAATTCAGATTTATGAAATCCTTGATGCCAATTTGTGTGCTATTGAAATGCTCACGAATTTGTTCTGTTTTTGGTGATGCCATTAAAATGGTTTTTTGGTTTTCCAAAATTAGCCATATAATAAATGCAAAAAACAAAAATGGCCACCAACATTGTCAATGGCCATTCATCACAATTAAACCTAATCAATAAACAATACAGCCAATAGCCGTACCATTTACAACTTTTAACCCTAAACTAAACAAAACTATTCCTGATAAGAAACACGGAATGTTGAATCGACATCCGTGTAATTGCTTGGAACATGGCATAAAACATCGTATGTATTGGCCTTGACATTGTATTTCATTGAATCAATAATACAGGAATCAGATTCATGAAAATTATTCCAATTGAAATAAATTTTATTCTGTAATGTCATTACCAAATACCCATAATTACCATATAATGTGCCTTCATAAGATTTTGAATATGATCGATAATCATTTAATCTTTGCTGTGTTACAATCTGCTCAATTGTTTTTGGTGTTGTATCATTGCATCGCTTGAATGCCGGCTGATTCTTAAATTGCCCCCAAAATATACCATCACCAATGTTCGCCTGTTTTACACCTTCATGTTCCATTACATCAGTTGTGATCTGTGATGATGTTTGTTCCCTGATAAATAAAACCTCATTATATTGATTTTGCTCTTTGTCAATATTTCTAACAGCAAAATTATCAATGTGTGTATTAACAAATGATCCTGATGCATCAATATAAGGAATACCAAAACCAATTTCCATGGTTCCATTAACAGTCAACGCACCTGCTGTGGCTTTTAATGCCTCCCATTCTCCTTTTGCATCCAATCTAAATTCATTCCACAAAATTGATCCTGATGTTCCCCATGTTTTGTTTACTTCTGACCAATAATAATAATTTCCTGATTGGAATACGCGCATGTACCATGGCAATCGCGCACCATTCGCGCCACCTGATGCTGAATTTAAATTAACAGAAATTAGTATTTGATATTGTTCTCCCTGAATAGCATTTACAACATTATCTGAATATAATTTTCGTGTATATGATTCCAATGTTTGTGTGTATTCACTAAACACAAATGCGCGCCTTCCTGCAAATGGATTGTTATCAATTGATCCTGCACCAAATGGCATTTGCCAACCTTCAACCAATGCAAATTCAAATGATGCATTTTCATTTAAATCAATATTCTTTTGTGAAATATCAACGATTTCCTGATATTTTTTGACCGGTCGATCCAATTTGCGAACTAAATCATTACCAACTAATGCAAAATAATCAGGTGCTACACGGATAAAATTATCAGTTAAATTACCTGTTTCTGTTCCTGATGAATTATAAATGTAAAATTTAATATTTTCTGATCCACCATTCAAAAATCCTTGTTTGGCTGTCAATATTCCGGATCCTGTATATGTTCCGGCCTGCACACCTTCAATGATCCGCTGATCTCCATATGATGATGAATTTACAATCACCCAACGGCCATATGCCTGAAATATACGGCAATTAAATCCCTTTAAAATTGATTTGATTACATCCTTTGCATTGTCGATAATGTATGATTTATGAAAATATGTTGATTTGTTTACCGTTACACCTGTAAACACATTTTTCCATGATGATTGATCAAACAATCGAATGTCGTTGCTGATCCATATGTCAAATCCTAAATCCAAATATGATAAATTATGCCAAATGAATTCCCATAATGTTGCTTCATAAACATCTGTTGCCGGCATCCATGTATCAAATGCATTCAATGTACCTAAACCATCAATGGCCTTTATGCTGAATGTGTATGGTGTTGTTGTCATGGCTTCTGAATACATATCATTTGTCATGTATCCCATCCAATACAGCGAAAAAACATTTGTATTTGATTCAAAATAAACTTTTACTTGATATTCGCGTTCATCGTATTCAAAAAATGAATCATATGAAATAGAATCAGTCACCATCAAATTGATTGTACATGATGACCCGATTAATGGTTCATAAATATCATCATCTGATTTCCATTCAATATTTACCGGATCACCTGTGCAAACCATTGGTAAAATGGATCCGCTGTAATCTTTTTTTAAAATGTCAATTCGTTTTTTGATGCCACGAACATCATCAAATATCAACCTGTATTTTACACCGTATGCCATAAATTATCCAATTCTTGATTTTTGTTTCTCTGCGCGTTGTAATGCCAATACTAAATCCTGACCTCTCACAACAAATTCACCACTCAAATTCATATTTCCACCTGATCCTGTGTCCATCATGCCCTGCAATTTGCTCAATGGTGCAATTACTTCCGGATTTGATTTTGCACCCGGATATTCACCCATTAAACCCATTGTTGGCCCTGATACAATACCACCTGATGCAAATTTTGGAATCGCTGCAAATGCTGATAATACACCACCAACCGCTGTTGCAATAAATGCCGGTGTTGTAAATATTGATGCCGGCCCTGTCGCTGCTCCTGCTTCCGTAGCACCTGCAATTGCATTTGCTGTTGATCGTGCCTGATTCATAATTATTTCCTTCAAAATAATTTGACCTAATTGAATTACAGTTCGCGCCATTCCTTGCAAAAATCCCTGTAATCCATTTGTAGCATTACCAAATGATTGCATTATTGAATCACCTAAAACACCAAATGCAGATGCAACACCATCCGCCATTGCTTGACCTTGTGTCATTATTTTATCGTATTCAATTGATAATAACGATAAATTTTCCAATTGTGTTTTTGTTGATAATGCAATTTGTTGATCCATCAGTTGAAATGGTGTTAAAATTGCACCTGTATCAATTTTTGTTCCTGCAAAATCAGGCATTTTTAAATTATTTTGTGGTGCCAAACCACGTAATGCCAATAATTCTTTGTGTAATTCCAATGTTTTATCACGGTGACTTTGTACATCATCAGCCAATGATAATAATTCTTTTTTAATCTCTAATGTTGTATCCTTTGTTGCTTTTGCTGTACCCATTCCGCCAATAACAGAATCCAATGCACCATCAGCAACACCATTTTGATTTTGATTTTTTAATTGATCCAACATTGATCTGTTGGCTTGTAATGTATTAATTAAAGCATTTTTTGATTTTATTAATGATTTTTCATCAACAACAACTGCCTGACCAAATTGTCCGGGTTTAATTCCTTTTGATTGGCTTATTTGTTTATCAATTGCCGAAATTTGTTCATAAATAGCTTTATTTTTTGCAAAAATTGAATCTGCTGAATCTGTTTCAGTTGCAACAACATTTTTGTTGTTTTTAACTAAATCAATTTGTGCTTTTGAATAATCATAAGCCGATTTTGTTGCATATCCTAACATTGATGCCAATACAGCAATTGCTGAACCACTTCCAACAGTTAAATTAAATCGCGTTATTGCTGCTGTCAATAAATTAAATCCTGTAACCATTTTAGGAATTACTGAACCTGCAATGTATAACAATGGCCCTGTTACCGCTGCAATTCCTCCTAACGCTAAAATTAAAGTTTTAGTACCTGAATCTGCTTCACCTAAATATTTAATGAAACCATTTAATGCTGTAATGACTTTTGTAACGGCCGGTAAAACTATTGATCCAAATTGTGCGCCTAATTGCTTTAATCCCTCTTGAAACATTCGCATTTGATTGGCTGCACCTCCTTGTGTTCGAATAAAATCACCTTGTGCATTGGTAGTCATTGCCATGACATATTGATAACGCGTGACTGTTTTCTCTGCCTGTGACATTTCTTCGAATGTCTTTTTAATGCCATTTTTCATTGCCCATAACTGAACATTTTGTTCTGTCATGACAATTCCCAATCTTTTTAATGATTCTGTTTCTCCTGTAAAAATTCCTGTTAATGCTGTATTTGCAACATCAACTGAAATATTTTTAAATGATGCAAGATCGCCGGCTAATCCTACTAATGATTTTGACATCATTGCAGATTGTGCTGTTGTTAATCCCATTGATGTAGCCATATCACCAAAATTGGCTGACATATCTAATGCTGATCCTTCTGCAATACCAAATGCTGACATTGATGTTTTAGCAAAGGCACGAATATCAGATGATGATTGTTTAAATGCTACATCAACTTTATTCAAAGATTCATTTAAATCAGATGCAAATTTTATAGCTGCTGTTCCTGCAACAGCCAATGGTGCCGTTAATGAAAATGACAATGTTTTACCAATGTCTTTCATTTTACCACTAAATGCAACCAATTTTCGTTGTGCATCAGATAATGCCAAATCCAATCCTTTGGAATCGCCATTGATATTTATTCGTAATTCTCTTTCTGCCATGATTCAAAATTAAAGAAAAAACCAACCCATTATTTGGATTGGCTTTTTTCAATTTGTTTTAAAAATGCCTGTAATTGTTCCGGTGTTGACTTTGGTGATCCTTTATCCAAAAACACATCCTGTGGCAACGGAAATAATTTATCAGGTGTGATCAATTGTGATCGTTTTTTGGCTTGGCTGTTCACAATCATTGTTGAAACATATCTATGCATTTCCCAATGCAAATTTATGTTTACACTCCATGATTCCCCTAACAATGCGTTTTCCTTCCATGTATTAATCCAAAACTGATCCGGCGAAATTCCAACTTGCCCGATATAAAAATCAAGCATTGAATTCCATGTTAGGGGTTTTTCGGCTTTGGGTTTTTTGTCGATTTTTCAACATTTCTGCGTACACCGGCATTCAGATCATTTCCTAAAATGCGTGATTCCAATAATGTATTTACAATCATTTCAATTGATTCATTATTAACATCATCCATCCATACACCAACATCAAATTGATCGTAATCAATTACCTGTTTATTTTCCTGATCATATGCCAAAATCCCTGCATAAATCATGGCTCGTAATGTGGTTAATGATAAACCTGTTCCTAAAACTTTATCAATTTCTGAAATTGAAAATCCTGCTGCACTTTCAAATGCCGCCCAAAAATTCATTGAAAAATGTAATGTTCGATTTTTACCACCAATTTCCAATTGGCAATAACCGCGTTTGTTGTTCACTTGCATTTTATTTATGATTAGATTTAAACTTTTAAACCCTACACCAAATTAATGATGTAGGGATTTTTTTATTGTAAATCAGTTATTATGAATTAACCGATTTTGTAATGGCACCTGTTAATGTAATTGTACCGCTGAATGTTACGGCTGCTTCCATTTCGGCTGTTTGCTCTAATGATGCAATAAAACCTTCTGCTGTATAAACTGAATCACCTGTTGTTGCTGTACCAAATACACATGTTATTTGTGTGCGCGCAATCAATAAATCCAATAATTGTTCCGCGTTGTTTGCATCTGAATAATCAACTAAACCATCAAATGAAATTTCACCTGATTTCAATGCTGCTAATGATTCAGACCATCCATTTGAATCCTTTGTTGTTGCATCAGCCATATCGTTTGAAACCGATAATGTACATGATGTTGTGTGACCTACTACTGTTCCTTCTACTTTCAACAATAGATTGGTTCCGTTAAATACTCCCGATGTTGCCATATTATTTGTTAAATTTTATTCCCTTTTATTTTTGACAAATATAAATAAAATGATTACACATTTTGCCAATTGATATTTACATTTTCCCAATTAGTGAAAACCAAATTCCATGGCAACCGTGGTTCAAAATAAACACGGCCATCAATCACCATATCAACACCATATGAAACAGTTTTTTCGGCCTCTGCAACCTGTTCAACATCTGTGACATATCCACCGCCAAAATAAAACATTGATGCACCCTGAAACACAAATTTTGTGTATTTCTTTGTGATCAATAGATTTACCAATTCCTTATAATTAAATTGATCTGAATAATCAACTAATCCTTCCAATCGAATTTTGGCCGTTCTTTTGCCTGCAATACCTTCGTACCAACCACCGGAATTTTTGTTAGAACATTCAGCCACATCCATTGACATTTGCAATGATGCATTTGTCGAATGGCCAATGGCAATATCATTATCATAAACAATGATGTTTGTTCCGTTAAAAATCATTTATTTTTGATTTTCAGATTCCCATGGTAATGGTAATACAACAATTGGCGGATTAACTAATGATTCAATTGTATTTGCCAATTGATTCTGCATTTGAATCACATCCAAAGATTTTTCCAACCATCCAATTACTTGATTTTCAGTTAAATCAGCATATGGTGTAAAATCAGGGCCGGCAACTTCTGTAAATGATTGCGATCCGTACATGTCTGTAAAATATGATTCAAATTGCGCACCATATCGCCAATGTACATTTACAACATAATCCTGCAATCCTTCATATGATGGCGCTGAATCTAATTGAACAATCACCCATGAAAATTTGCAATCTTTTGGATTGATATTTTTATAATTCGACATCATCTATATTTAATTTAAATTCTACTCCTTCAATCCATCCTGATAAAAAATCATAAATTTCCAATCCTTCCGGATTTAATACTTTGATTGGATCATAATCAAATGATGATAAATTCAATTCTTTTGATTGTTGTGCCAACTTTTTTGCACCTTCTTTTGTAAATTGATAACCACCCTTTTCATTTAGGATTAAATTACCATCCTTGTCAACTGATGCATTATCCAATCGCAATTCCTCCGCCTTTTCGTTGTATTCATCCAAAATTGGCTTCAATCTCTCTGCGATCTTGATTAATTTTTTTTGTCCTTTGGTTTTACCTCCTTGTGCAAAATGATTTAATGCACCTACTACCACAAACAATTCAGCATAATTTTTAGTCATTGTATTTATTGATTTGATTTATACAAATTTAGCACAAATCATTGCGCAAAATTGCAATTTGTTTTTTTAATGTTTCAATTTCTCCTTGTTGATCCTGAATTGACTTGACTAATACAGGAACCAATTTATTATAATCCATTCCCCACAATTCAGATTGTGATCCTTTTGTAACCGCTTCATTTATTATTTCATGCACATCCTGTGCAATAAATCCGATTGTTTGTTTATATGAATCAGTTAACAAAATTTGATCATTTGTAATTAATGAATTGTATTGATTATAACGAACCGGCCGTAATTTCATCACCTCATTTAATCCATAATTTAGATCGACAACATCCTTTTTGATTCGAGCATCTGAATATGTATCCCATGCATATGCTTTTGCTTTCTGATTGATATTATTTAACATTTGGAAACCATATCCTGAATCTAATGTTGTTGATCCAAATGAAACACCTATTGATGTTATAAAAACAGCATTTGAATTAACATTGGCACCAATATTGACATAAACATCATTATAAATGTCCATCGTTTGATTGTTCTGCGTTCTTTTCACATATGCACCGTAATTTGATGTATTTGTTTTAAATGTAATACCTGCTGATGTTGTATCATAAACATGGTATCCTTTTGATGGTGCGCCAACCAATGTATATCCTGTTGCATTTAGCCAAACATTCCAATTACCTCCATCCCATAATGCGGCATTTACAATATAATTTGATGAATCAAATTTGCTAAAATATCCTGATGTACCTGATCCGGAAATATTACCGCCTCCACCACCAATTGCTGTTCCATTTACTTTAAATGATCCTGTGATATTTACATCTCCTGCAACTTGCAAAATACCACCACCTGAAACACCTGATGATGTTCCAATCAATAATTGTCGCGATGCTGTCAAACGAAATGCTTCCTCTGTTGCAATGTACCATACAAATTTTGATGCTGAATATCCTAATGGAATTGTTGATGTAATACCTGAACCATTATGTGCAATAAATGCCGGTGCATTATCTGTTCCATCAATAGAACCGATAAAATAACCTAAACGAATTCCTGTATTTAATTGATAATCAAATCCGTAAAATGGTGAATTAGTTTTAAAGCCTAATTTTGTACCATCATCAAAAATCTGTGAATTTGTGATCCCTGTTGATGATGACCATTTTGCCAAATAATTGATTGTGCCTGATCCTGAAACACCACCACCACCTGTTCCAATTGGTGTTCCATTTACACGGAATGATCCTGTAATATTAATATCACCAACAACATCCAATTTGTATGCCGGTGTTGATGTACCAATACCAACATTTCCTGTGCTGAAATAAATGTTAGCACCATTTGTTAACCATTGTGAACCACTTGCAATGCTTAAAATATTACCGTTTGAATCAAAACCCAAATATCCGGCAATCGTTCCTGTGAATGATGTTGCTGATGTGTAATATGGCGCAACTAATTGACCTGTGGTTTTTCCTTTCAGGTAATTGATTAATTCCGATAAATCAGTATTCTTTGACATCTTATTTTGCTTCTATTTTTGCATTTAATTCTTGAATTGCTTTAACTAAAATAGGAATCAATTCAGTGTATCTCACACCTAAATAACCATCTCTATTTTTATTAATCAATTCCGGATAAACTTTTTGTACCTCTTGTGCAATCAAACCTATATTTGTTGTTTTAACTTCATCTGCTTTCCAATTGAATTTAATTGCTGATAATTCCATAATTGAATCAATAGCATTTTCAATATAGCTTTCAATATTCTTTAAATTAATATCCGAATTTGCAACCCATGATGTACCGTTTGTTGGTAAATAAACTCCATTTGCATTTGCAGTTACATAAATAGATTGATTTGAATATAAAAATCCTGCTCCTGCTCCTGCTGCATACATTTGAATACCTGATGAATAAGCGCCTGATGAACTTGTTAGTCTAATTACCGTATCTGCACTCGAATTTAAATGTAATCTTGTTGCAGGTGAACTTGTTCCAATTCCCACATCTCCATAATTATTAATTCTCATTCTTTCAAATGAATTTGTTCCATTTGTTGATGTATAAAATTGCATTGAATTATCAGAAAAATTATACCAAATTTTCCCAACACCATCACCATTTGTGCCACAATCAAATGATAATTTACCAATTGATGAACTTCCCGAACGAATAATTAAACCATTATTACCACTTTCAGTTCCTAATTGAATTTTATAATCAGCCGAATAGCTATTATATGCACCTGCAACACAAACAATTCCACCTGATGTGATTCGCATTCTTTCAATTCTTCCCGAATTTTGGAAAATAATTGCTCCTGTTTGATAATTACTTAAAACAAAATTGCTATTTAATCCTGCAACTGATTCAATAACACCACTATTTTGCCAAGCAGAAACTCCATAAGCAGTTTGACCGCCTACAAATATTTGAATTTGTTTATCTCCGTTTGCAGTATTTGCATTATAAACTACTAAGCCACTTCGATTAACATCATTGCCACTAACATCTAATCTTGCTTGTGGAGATGAAGTTCCAATACCAACATTACCATTAGAATCAATACGCATTCTTTCAGTATTACTTGTTCCAAAAGACATAAATGATGCTTTTCTATTCCAAAAATATGCACCATCATCAGAATTTTGTCCAATTACAACATTTGATGTTCCTGCTGTATTTCCATTACCAATTAAATTGATAAATGCCGCTGTACTTGCACCGCTATAAATATCCAATTTTTCACCCGGTGATACTGTTCCAATACCAACTTTTGTTCCATTGTCAAAAATTATTGAATTGCCAATTGCGGATGTACTTGTCCATTTTGTAATGTAATTTGTTGTACCACTTCCTGTAATGCTTCCGCCTCCTGATGCTGAAATTGTGCCACCTGAAATTGTTATGTTTGTACCGGCTGTGATTACTGATCCATCTGCCATTAATATCTGTGCTGATGTTCCACCTGATTTTACAAATGAATTTGCTGTTAATGAACTTGAAACCAATGCCGTTCCTACAATATGTAATTTTGCAGTTGGTGTTATGGTTCCAATACCAATATTTGTTCCATCATCATATAATAATGAATTGTTTACAACACTTGTTCCAATCCATTTGGTAATGTAACCGCTTGATCCTGATCCTGAAATTGATGCGCTTGCCGATGCAATGTAATTAACAATTTCAACAATGTCATTCAATACAACACCAACATTTAAAACAACATTTGTTCCTGATGTTGCAACATAATCATTAGCATTTAAACGTGTACCATTGACATAAACATCAACCAAATTGGCCGTGTATCCACCCGAAATTGTGAATGTTGTTTGGCCTGATGTGGCTGTAAATGTTGAAACATTACGCGCATTTGATCCTGCTGATATTGTCCATGCACGATCCGCTGATAAATCATATGCTGTTCCATTGATTGATAATGATCGCGTTGTTGGAACCGGTGTGAAACCTAATGCACCTGTTACATCTGCGGATAATAATGAAATTGCACCTGTCCGTGTATTGAATGATGTTACACCCAAAACAACATTTGACCAACTGATGTTTGTTCCATCTGTTGTCAAAAATTTACCTGAATTCCCTGTTTGACTTGGAAATCCTGAAACCCATGTATATGCTGAATCCCATTGCGTTTGCTTTGCTGTTGTTGGCAATGCATAACCTGTTGCAAATGTAATCGCCAATGTTCCTGAAGTGGTGATTGGTGATCCTGAAATTGAAAATCCTGTTGGAACCGTTGCTGATACAGATGTAACCGTTCCAACATTCCATGATCTGTCCGCGCTTAAATCATAACCTGTGCCATTGATTGTCAATGTGCGTGATGTTGGTACATATCCGGCCAATGATGGCCCTGTTGAAACAGATCCATCAGCCATCAAATATTGTGCTGATGTACCGCCTGATTTCTTTAATGATGTAGCAATTAATGATCCATTTACTTGAACATTATCAACACCATTGTCCGTTGATGTATTCCATAAAAAACGGCCTGATGAATTTATTCTTCCGCGTTCAACTGAATCAACAATAAATGCCAATGAATGAAATGTTGTTGATCCAATTTGAACCAATGAATTAAATGTGTTGAATATGCCATTGATTGACATATCGTAATGCATCACACCAATATGACCTGCACCTGTTTTTCCGCGTACAATTAAATTTGTTGCTGATGTTGTCCATGTCGGTGTTTGGCCAATAAAAACATTACCATCAGAATTAATTCCCATCTTTTCAGATGTTGATCCATTCGTGTAAAATTGAATACCACCGCCTGTTTTTTTGGCAACAATTGCAGCATCAATAGATGTATTTGTTTGATAATATGCATCTGCACCAAATAATGCAACCTGATTTGCGTTTTGTAATGCAATAAACATACCTCCACCTGTTGGACTATTATTATCCAATTTTAATTCGGTGTATGCTGTTGTACCTTTTAAATGCAACAATGCCGTTGGTGATGTTGTGCCAATTCCTACAATTGCACCTGTTGTATAAATAGGTGATTTTGCAAATAATTCTGTGTCGCGGAAATATGGAATAAATCCCATATCTAATGCTTCAATTGCATCAACTGTATTATCAACATTAATCCTTGTCCAACGCGCCTTTGTTGGTGCCGGAATTAATGATCCTGAATTTGGAATTGATAAAAATCCCTTGCCAACATCTGTTGCACCTATTGATGTATAAATGTTTCGATTAATCCAAACAGGGCCGGTGATTGCATCATCATAAATTAACACATCCAATGTTTGTGGATCTGTAATTTTTACATTGTGTAATTCATCTAATTCATATCCGTTATCAACTTTGACATAAATTTTACCATGAATTGCATGTGCATATACTACCCAACCAATTATAATTGTATGTTGTGGTGCCTGTGGTTTTACTTTTGTTAAATAACCTGCATGCGTTGGTGATAAATACAAAACATCACCATCAACCCATGTTTCTGATCCACCATAAGATTTTGCACCTGTTGTGTTGATTTCTCTGACTTCACCTGATGTTGTTATAAAACCTTCCTGATTATTTGCAATTGTTTCAGTTACCAAGCCAATTGATGTTGCTGAATGCGGATCTGAATCACCTTGCGCTAATACAACGGCTAATCTTTGTCCTTGTGCGCCACCTTCTGAAACGGAACGAATACGAACCGCACGAAAATCTGCTTCTGCTAATGATGCGCCTGTTTTATTAACAACACGCATCACTTCTTCCTGACCAATTTGCAATGTTACATTGCCACCCTTCAATTTTAAATCTGCTGTTCCATCTGTATCATTCCATGACATTGTTCCGGCCGTTGTTGGAATGCTTGAATTTGATGTATTAAATTGAACATAATCAGAAATTAAACCATATGTGCCTAAATTCAAATTTTGTGTTGCTCCTGTATATGGCACATAACCACCTCCACCGCCTCCACCATTAACAATGTTCCACCAAATTTTGTTGATGGCTGTTAATATTGAATCAGATGCCGTAACTGTTCCCGAAACAGGTGAAAATCCTGTTAATAATGTATTTAAAACACGATTTGTTGTGAAATATAAATTGGTTCCTTCCGGAATATTTGTTGTTGATGTACCTACCGGTAAATAGGCTGTTGAATCCAATGATCCATCACCTTTTAAAAATTGTGATGATGTTGCACCTGTAACTTTATATTTATTTGCGCGTAAAAATCCATTTTGATCAATGAATACATTTGTTCCACCGCCTAAACCATCTGAAATTTGTTTTTCGGCTGCTGTCAATATATCATTGTCGATCATTTTCAACAATGCTTTGTATGTATCCGCAACTAAATTACCGGTTAATGTTGCCATGTATTAATTCCTTTTTTCTTGCAATTTAAAGAAATTTTGGCCTGAAATTTAAAACGGCCCATCCCAATCCAACGACAATCAGAATCACCCACATCCATGTTCCAAAATTGGATGATTTTTCTGTTTTATAAACTGTTTTGGTAATCACGCGATCGCGATATTCGATGCGCTTATTATGTTCTGAAATGAATGGATAATACCGCACAATCGTTTTGATTTTGGTGCCATCTGATTTGATCACAATTGATCCCTGTGGTGCGTTGATCTTTGAATAAAATGTTGTCAAAATACCTGATGAATCACATGGATTTGCAATGATAATTGTATCATTTACCGCTTCATATTTATGCACAATTCGTTCAACATAAATTGAATCATGTTGGATGCTTGATTGCACAACCTGATTTGATTTGCATGCTAATAATGCAAATATTGGAATGATAATCATTAAATGTTTCATATTGATAAATAACCGTTTGAATCGTATTTTTTGGCTTTGTGCATTTCTAATAAATCAGAAATTGTGTATCCGAATGATTTCTGAAAATGTGGATAATCTGTAAATTTCCAATCACCTCCCCAATCCCAACCATGTGATTTAAATATGTGTACAACCTGCATCCAATCAGGTTTTCCATCACCATCAAAATCTGATTTAATATCCCACACCGCTGTTTTCTGATCAACAATCAAAACGATATCTAATGCCAATCCGTAATTGTGATACGAATAACCACCTTTGGCATTTGTAACCTTTTTGCCGGCCTTTGTGCGACCTATGCAATACAATTCATCCTGTTCACGAAATGTGCGCAATGTGTAGCTAAAACGACAAAATGCACGGCCTTTTAATGCTTCACATATTTCATCGTAAATTCCTGCGACTTCTGCGCGTAACTTCGGATGCATCATCTGTATCCGATCCAATGTTTTCTGATCCTTCATTTATTGATTGATTATTTTCTTTGGTGAATTTTGACATTGTTGCCGATCCAAATGCAAACCCAATAATGGCCATCATCAAATCCTGCAATCCAAAATTATCAGGATGTTCAATGAATTTCCAAAATACTATAAATGATCCGGCAATACTGATCAATCGTGTATGTGACAATTGACCGCGATATTTAAAAAAATTACTTATTGCGATTAAGAATTTCATTTGTTTTATAGTAATAATAACGCGCTGCAAATATGGCTGAAATGATTGCTGTTATTCCTGCAATTAATGAAATATATGCCTGAATTGATGCAATTGATATTGTTGCCGAAATTATGCTAATCATTAAATTTAAAATGCCTGTATTGTGATCGTTATGTTCCATTATGATGTTTGCTGAATTTTATTGCTTATTTCCACAATACCGCGGAAATATGTATAATCAACATCTTCATCAGTCAAATATGTGGTTCCCTCATTTATACAGGTAAACACATTAAATCCATCTGATGATAAATTGAAATATCCATTTGATCGTGTTCTGATTAATGCTAAAATTTGTGAAATGGCCTGATTTACTTGCAATTCACCTCCTGAATCACCTTGGAATCGTGTGATTACTTCAATTCTTGTCATCGTTTCTGTAATGAAAGATGATTGATTATAATCTGATTCATTTGTCGAAACAGAATACACATATATGTATGGCACCGATGCGCCTGTTGGTACACGATTATAAACAGGCAATGCTGATCCATTAATCAAAATATTTCCGGTTAACCTGTTTATGATCGCCTTGCGAATGAATTGAATTGCCTCTAACATCTATGTTAATTTTTTTATTTTATCCTGTAAACGATCGTACATTTTATTAAATTCTTTACGAACATTCACGAAAAAAAATGGCCTTGCCGGCAAATTTATATCCTTAATTCCTTTTCCTTTAAACTGCATTGCATAAGATGAATCAAAACCTAATTTGGTTAAATCATCAAGTTTAACTTTTCTGCCTGTTCCAAATTCTACATATGGTGCATATGGCGCGCGCGCAAAAATTGAAACCTGATTTCCATTAACGCGTTCAAAATTGATTGAATTGCGCAAATTACCATTATCAACTACCACATCAGATTTCATTCCAAATACCGCATGGCTTGCCGTGTAAACCAATTCATTGGACAATTCCTGTTTTGAAATCTTTTCCAAATCATTGATGGCCTTCCTAATGGATGCCATATCTTTATCATTTACCGACAATCCATTATTCATTATCCCTCTATTTTTGTCGCTTCCATTTTTACCCAAAAATTTTCGATTGTTTGGAACAACCCATTTAAACGATATTCGGCTGAATTTCCTTCAACTTGAATCACATCATTTATCTGAATAAAATCTGCTGTTTCCTTTCGAATCACTATATCAATTTTTGTTGTCAAAATTCGTTTGCCATCTTTGGCATCAATATCACCTGACTTTTCAATCACTTGGCACCAATATGTTCCAACTGTTGATTTTGTCGATGTCCAACCGCCATAACCATCTGCCGTTTTTGTCAATCGCTTGACAATAATCCGCTGTTTTAAATTTGATGCCGTGTTTGTCATTAAATGAATACTGATTTTATGCCATCCAATAATTTTGCTGATGCGCTTGGAACATCATTGACTGTCATACCTGTTACGAAATCTGTTCTGTTGTCATAATATGTCGAAACCATCATCAGCAATGCCTGTTTCAGAATGCCATCAGACATTCCTGTTGTTGTGAATTCAATGATCACATCGCGCGCTGATCCTTCCAATTCAATCATTTTATCACCTAATCCATAAACGGTGTATCCTGTTTGTGCTACACCATGAATTTCTACGGAAACAATTTCATCAATTGGCCCCCATGGAATATCAATTAAACCATCCCATGTGTAATCCAAATAATATGATCTGTTTTTTGCAATAATGTCGCGTGACATATAATTTTCAGCCGCTGTGTGTGCTGTTTCAATCATTATGCCCAACAATGTATCATCTGCTGTTGTGTCAATTCTGATGAAATTTTTGGCATCAGCAACAGTAATAATTTCTGATCCTAATACCTCATTGATTTGAATTTGGCGCATTTTTATTTACGTTTACGGTAAACCTTTTTTTCTTCTTTTGTTTCGATTGCTTCAACTTCAATTTCAGGATGTTGTAAATCCTCAATTACTGCTTTTTCAACCTTTTCTGATAATTTAACCGCGAAATTTTTATCTAAATACCATTTGGCAACTTCCGGTTTTACTTCTACCAATTCACCTGCTCGATGATATACTTTGCCATCATGCACGGTTTTTTTCATTAATACCTTTTCCATACTTATGTGTTTGATAATGGGACAAATATAAAAAGAAAAGGCATCCATAAATGAATGCCTTTTTCTAAATCGCAATTAGTTAAAATTAATCAGCTAATGTTGCAATGTCCGTTGCAAAATTACCATTAACAAATGCTAGTGGTGCATAGTTTGTTAATGCAATTCTTTCAATCAAACGAACTGTTACAAAACCATCACGAACGTTTGTTCCATCTTCACGGAAAAACTCTAATGATAAGTTTTGGCGGATCCACAATTGTGTTCCAACTGCAAAATTACCAACTAAATAATCACCTGCCGGAACCGCTGTGTTGATTACAACAGGAATTCCTAAGAATTGTGGCTGTAAACCCATGTATGCTTGCTCTTGCAAGTATTCATTTGTTGTTGCCTTCAATAACAAGATTTTGTGGAAATCAGTTGGATTCAACATGATGTAATCAGGTGTGTAATTCACCAACGCTAATTGGTTAATTGCAACTGTCAAAACATCAAATTGATTTGGATTGGTAATTTGACCAATAAATGATCCACCTGAAAAATCTGTTGATGCTGTGATGATACCTGTCAAATTTGGTGCTGTACCATTACCTGACAATAATTGTGTATCTTCTACTGATAACAATTTTTCCGGTGCGCGTGCTGCCAAATATGATGTCAATTGTGCTGTATCAGCCAACATTTCTTCCGAAATACGGAAATATGTACCGATTTTTTGAACGTTTGCATCGTATGCAGTCAAATCGAAATCTGATTCGTTCAATGTAGAACCTTGCGCTTTTGGTGCTGCTCCATTGTCATATGCTGACTCCTTCACATAGCGAACAACCTCTGCTGTTGTTGAACCTTGTGGCAACAATTGACGAACGTGAACTGCACGTGTTGGATCATATTTGATACCCGGAACATATTGTGCCGGAATTACTTCACCTGTGAATGAATTCGCAACAGTCATATCGCCTGCTTTGATTTCAAACTTTGCTGAACGGCTACCACCTGAAATCAATGATTCCAATGCACCTTTTGAAATTCCTTCAACTAATGAATCTTTGAATGATTTTACTGTTGCACCTGATGCTGTTTTCTTTGCTGCAATTTCTGCTGCATCGATACGGCTGTGGATTTCAGTAAATTTCACTTCCAAATTCTTGATTTCGGATTTTAATAATTCATCCGCTTTTCCTGTTGCTGATGCAACTGCTTGACCTTCTGCTTTCGCGATACGGCTGTCAATGGCAGCATTTAGCTGATCCAATTGACCTTTGATTTCTTCTGTCATCTTTATTAAGATTTTAAATTTTGATTTAAATAATTAAATATTTCGGAAATATCAATCGATTTTGTTTCCTCCGGCAATGTGGCATCCTGTGCCGGCATTGTGGTTAAATCAACAAACATGGATTTCAATTTCATCAACTCACTTTCAATCGCGTATCCTAAATCATCAGATACATTTTCTTTTTTGATCATTTTTGCCAAAATATCAAATCTCTTGGCAACCAATTCCTGATCTATTTCGCCTTTGGCATCTGTAATCAATGCCATTGGATTTGCTGCTAATGTTACGCATGAAATTTCGTATAATTTCACTTCCTTTAATTCGCGCACACCATCAGAACGGAATGATTTTACAATTGGCATAATACCAACTGAATTTTCGGTGATCACACCGTTTTTCATTAAAAGTAATATATCTTCACCCATTCTTGTTTTTGGGATTTCAGCGACAAATGCAAGACCAACCCCATCTTCGTACAATTCGCTGAATTTTCCCAAAGGCTGATCAATCCGGTGTTGGTTACAGTAGCGAACGCGTGATCCATTTTCTTTCAATGTTTTAGTGTATGCCCCCGGCAAAATAATATCATTGTCTGAATCAATGTTGCCAAACACCGATCCATAACCTTTCACAATACCATTTGCTTCATCAATATCATCAATGCCAATGGATGTCTGTTTAAAAATCATGCTCATTCCTTTTTTGCCAAAATTAGTTTTTTATTCAATTCAAAAATTGACCTTAAAATTTAAAATTATAATGGTGTAAAAACAATGTCATTATCTTGACCTTTTAATGGCTCATTGTGTTGATTATCACCATGCAATATTTCATCAGGTATTTTATCATCAAATGCCATACAAGAATCAACACCAAAATAAAAAAGGCAACTAACACACCTGTTTGAATCAATTATTAAATTATCGTTTTGCATATTCTTTTAATTTATCAAAAAAGTTTTTTAATGAAACAGGCATTTTATCCGGTTCCTTATAATACATCACTAATGATTCGGCAAATGTTTCACTTGATTCTGTGGCACCATATGCGCTAATTGAATACTTTTCCGCTTTGCTTAAATTTTTATATATGTCATCAAATTCATTTCTTAATTCAAAAACTTGTGGCCCTATTTTTTTATATCCTTCACTTGTAGTTATTTTAAATCTTTCTTGAATAGCACCAACACCTCTAATTCTACCTAATAATTGATCCTCAATGATATGACCTGATTCATGAATAATTGTATTTTCAAGTACATCTAATTCACTAATAAATACATTATGCCGATCATACAATAATGATTTTTTAATTTCTTTAATACCTTTTGCTACCTTTTTTTGATCATAATTTGTGTCACCTAAAAATGTATCATATCGAATTAATCTTTCTTCTAAATCTGACCTCCAATTTGTTACATTTCTTTTAAACAAATCAGAAACATTTTCTTTTGTGTATTTGATTTTGTTAATATTCAATAAACTACCATTTGCTTCTGCTAATGTGCTACTTGTTTTTCTGAAATTACCACCACCTAATGTTTTTAATGGATCAATTCCAAAATCATTAAATACAGTTTTTAATGCATTATTTACAGTATTTGCATTTTCAACTGTCATACCTGAATAATCAATAAATTGTGAAATTCCATTATCCAATGCCCATTGTTCTGCTTCTTTTATGGTTTTTGCTTCTGACACACTTGCAACTGCAATTTCCGTTGCAATAACGGCTGCAATCTCCGGTGTAATAAATGCATTTGAAATTACGCTTTCAACCTGTGCCTGCGCCATTCCAAATCCAATGTCCGTAATTGCTTCACCAATCGTTTGTGCGTTTGGCCTTGGAATTGGTGCAACTGAACAACGGCAATTGATCACATTTCCTGCTGATCCATTTGAATCACCCGGATGCATTAATGATTCACCACCAACAATGAATGGTTTGGTAAACTGCACGGTTTGTCGATTTGCTGAATGATGTGCCGGCCTTTCACGGCCATCAATTGCTGTAATCCATACTTTATTCATTTCATGTGCCGGAAATAAATCTGATGCGCTTTGCATCGTTGCAAAATTGGCGGCATTTGTTGATTCTGTGCGCACCAATCTCTGCGCCTGATAATCTGAATATTTATCGAATTGTGATCGTAATATACGCGCCTTTTCACGATCACCCAATGCCATGAATTGTGGATCACGCATTGCCTGCTGTGTTATTTTAATCAATGTTTCTTTGGCTGTGCCTGATACCAATGTCACGCGTTTCGCACCAACCTGTTCACCAATGTATGCGAATTTCGCCTGCCAAATGGATTGATACCCATTGATGTCTGTGGCTTTTGCCAATGCTTTTTTCCAATGCTTTGCATACCAATTGGCAAATCGTAAACCGATTTTTTCGTACATGTCGCGATACATGTTTTGCAAATCATTATTTTGGAAATATGCTGATAAATCTGCCTGATTTAAATTACCGGTTAATATGAAATGTGCTGATGCTTTATTGTATTGGCTTGAATAGTAATCACGGAAATCCTTAATTGATTCACGTTCTGCACGTTTTAATTCTGCTTCAAATAATGATCCCCAATTTTCTGAAACAGATTTTATTTCATGTTCCTGCTCATACAATGAATTACAAACAGCAATGCGTTGATCCATTGATCTGAAATCATTTACAACATTCAGATCAACAATACAACGATCAACAAAATCTGCGCGTTCTTCGCCTATTCTTGGCTTTGGTAATGGCATAATTATTTGGTTTCAAAACCGTAATCAATGTCCAATGATTTTGGTGCCTCTAATGCATCCATTGAAATATTTTGTGGCATCAGGTTTGATGGAATATAATAATCATTCATGAATGCATTTACTTCATCTTTTCCATATGCCATCGCTTCGCGTTTTTCGTTCGGTGTAACCCACCATGCAGCGGATAATTGACTGACTAATTTGTCAACTTCTTCCTGCATTTCGCTAATCGCTGTGAAATCAAAATCAAAATACAAATCAGCACCATATTGTGGCACCAACCACCGATTCAATTCATCGCGGATTTTAATCAATTCAGGGATCACCGCATTTTGATATAATGCCTTTTTTGCTTCCTTGACATTGTTGTATGTCGATGCATCTGTGTTATTAAGCAATGAAACAGGAATGTTGTAAATGTTACATAAATCCTTTACTGTGCCATTGTATTGCTCAATCAATGATAAATCTGATGCTGACAATCCAAAATTTACCCATGATAATTCCTTTGGTGTGATTATGATGTCACCTGCATTTCCTGCACCTTGATATGTTTTTCTGAATTTATCCTTTAATGCCTGTGCTTGCGTTTCATTGATTGTTCCATCTTTTGAAACCAACATACCGCGTGATGTTTGATTTTGTAAATATTTCAAACCTGTTGTTACTGCTTCATTATTTGCCATCATAACGCGCATACCTGCACGCAATGGTGATTGGCCATATAAATTTGATCCTGCGCTGTTGTAATCAGGATTAAAATCTTTGATGTGGCACATGTTTTCAGGTGCAATAAAATATTCGCTGTTGTATATGATTTTGTATGACTGAACCGGATCCATAAGGCCACCGGAAACGATTTCAACCAATTGTGATGGCATCACATACAATTGTTGGAATTTGCCCTGATTAGGGCCGGTTTCAGGTGATATTCCGTAAATGTATCTATTACCTGTTAATTTACCGAATGCAATCAATTCCTGTAACCATGTACTGAATGATTGATCCGGATTTGGCCGTTTCAATACTGATTCCAAATCTGTATCCGTAACCAATTCAAATGCTGATTTCTTTAATAAATTGGCACGATAAATTGCTGATCCATCCAAATGACCTGATGTCATGGATTTATATTGTTTCATTTTAGATTCAGATTTTACCTGATAAATCTGAAATGGAACCGTTGTTGCCGCTTTCGTGATTAAATTAATGATCGAATAAATCGTTGCATTGCGTTGATAACCTTCACGGATGTATGTTTCATCATTATCATCCTGCATGATTACTGATGTACCCAACCATGTATATAACAATTTATTATATTGTGGATCCGTTCCTGATGTGCTTAATGCTTTAATGATTCCCGATCTGACCTGATCAATTATTGATGCCATAATGATGGATATTAATTTTTGTCAAAAATAATGAATTAAACAACAAAGAAATCAACGCGATTTTTGTATTTTGAATACACTCCATACCGAATCGCATCCATTAGGTGATTCCATTTGTCGATTGGCTTGTTTATAATCGTTTCATCTTTCAATTGCTCCCAAAAATAACTGTTGTATTCCTTTTGCAAATTCTTTGATTCATTGGAAACAAACACATCATGTTCCTTTATTAAACTGATTCCTGCCTTTATTGATCCTTCTCCTTTAATTGCCGGCTTTGCCCAAATATCCATTTGTCGCAATTCCTCGATTGATTTTGGTTCCGCTGCATCACAATAAATTATCTGCTCATTCAATCCGCGTTCTTTTAAGAAATCCGCAATGTCGCGATTTGTCATTCCTTTTTGATAGCATATTTCATGGATATACAATTTATCATTAACCTTTGCGATTTCAACAATGGCCGTTGGATCCTGCGAATAACCAAAATCCAATCCATAAAATACATCATCCAATGGCGGAAATTCTGCATGATCAATAAATGTCCAATTCTGAAATATCTGCCTGTGGCTAAATACTGCGCGTTTTCCTTCACCATAAATGCGCCAATAATCCGGATCCCTTGCGCGTAATCGTTCGATTTCATCGATTAATTCATTTGGCAAAAATTTATTGTCCTGATATGTTGTGATCCATGTATCGCAATCTTCACGCATAATCACTTCATCATAAATCCAATGCACTGGATCCGATGGATTGAAATCGCAAATCATTTCATCTGTTGTACGCATTAATAACTGTCTGAAATCCTCAAAATCCAATTCGTTGACCTCATTGCAATAGCAAATATTGCGTTTCCTTCCGCGAATCTTTTGTGGTTCATCCACCGATAAAAATTCGATTACATGGTTTCCAAATGTGTATGTGTTTTCGGATTTATTGTGTTGACCAATAAACAGGATGCCTAAATTGTCCAATATTTCAAACAGATCGCGTTGCACGGATCCCTTCAATGATGGCAATGTTTTCCTGACAATTGAAATTGTTAATGGCTTGGATGATGATGTCATCCGATAAATTAGGTATTGACAAATCGCATATGTTTTACCTGAACGCGTTCCACCTTGGTGAACCTTGATCCGCTTATTGCTGTTTAATGTCTGAAAAAACTGAACATTGCATTTTTGCCCTATTCGTTTTCTGTTGTCGATGGTGTCCATTCAATAACGGCTGATTCAATGCCTGTTTCATGTTTAATTTCTGTGCGTTCAATATAATCGCGTTTTTTACCTTTGGTTTTCAGGTAAAAAATTGTAGCCGTTGTATTACCTTCCTTGATTTGTTTGTGCAACTGTGATTCGGCAAAATCCAAAACCATGTCCTGCAATTCATCAACGGCCTTTTTGTATTCAGGATCACTGTATGTCCATTGATAATGTAACATTCGCGTAATTCCAACCATCTTTGCCGCTGTTGTTACAATGCCCAATGATTTTTCCAATGCTTCTAACATTGCCTGTTTTTTCTGTCTTGTTGTGCTTGCCTTTCTCATTTCTTTAAATAGCAATTAAAACCCAATTCAATCATTTTGTTATAAATGGCCTGCCTTGATTCTTCATCATCACATTTTACCTCAATGATATATGATTCATTTTTTACCGGTTCATCTTGATTATTTGTTTCATGATCAAAAATTGGCACATCCAAACCCCATTCAACCAATTGGTTTGGATCCCATTCATTTGCCAATATATCCCAATCCCATTCACCAAACCCTACATTGTCGGCAATTATAAACCGCTTTTGTTGTTCCGCTGTCAATTCTGATGCCTTGATGATTGGCACGCGTGTTAATCCGGCTTCCTTGCATGCTCTCAATCGCATGTTCCCACCTAATACAACCATATTATCATCAACGATAATTGGCCGTAATTGTAGCATTTCAGGAAATTCAATGATCGATTTCACCAACCGCTTGAATTTGTCATCTTTAATGATCCGCGGATTATTAGGATGCGGAATTATTAGTTTAATATTTATGTTTTCAATCATGGCTTGAATAATCTACCTTCTGCATCTGTATTTTCATTGATCAATCGAATTTGTTCTGCATTATTATCATAATGTATTCCAATACCCAACCGTTTAATCACATGCCATTTGTCTGATCCTGCTGTAAAATAAACGCGTGAATGTGGTATGCCTAATTCATCTGCAACTTTGTAAACAGAAACAGATTGTGTTCTATTTCTTGCTGTTACAATGTAAACTGTCATTCCATTTTCAATGAATCTTTTTGCCATTGCTTGGCCTTTATCTGTTGATAATGTGTCATCAAAATCAAATGATATTTTGTTTTTATCTGCCGCCATTTTTTTTCTGTTTATAGATTAGCCATGTCATGTATAAAACAAACATGATTTCAACTGATCCAACGATCATTGCCTGAAAAACTAAATCATCAATTTTCATCTGTTTATTCCAATAACAAATTCGAAAATTATCCAACTAAAAACTACAACATCATTTCTGTGCTTCTTTGGCATATTGATTCGAATTGATGGTAAAATTTCAACCGTGTGCTGCGTTTTTTTAAATCCAATGTAAATCATGATAAATTATTTATTTCCCTGCTAAGGTAATAAATCGCCTTTTGCAAATCCTGCTGTGCTGATCCTTTTTTGCCGGCGCGCAAAATATACTTGATTGCGTTGCCTAAATTGAAATTTAAATCAAATTTTTCAATCACATCAATTGGTTGCAAACCTGATTCAGTTTGGTAATGTGGCGGATTATTTACCATATCAGCCATTTGATCGTTTTTCATTTTATTGATTAGTTTTTGCAAAGTTACTTATTTGGCCCATAACTCTGACATAGGCTTTTCCCACAAATCGATTCCGTATGATTGCAACAGAATGTTGATCTGTGTGTTCAACCCTTGTTTCTTTACAACATCCAATTCATCCATGGCCATACCCAACACAAAAAACGATTCCATGGCATCTGTGGCATTCATGAATGTATCAATTACATCACCTGCGTCCGCATGATTATCCAAATCCCTTGGAAATAAAACTACTATGGCCTTTTCAAGTTCACGCAATAATGCTTTCGATTGCATTTTTACGGCCTGTTTATTTGCCGGATGTCCGTTCCATTCGCCATCGATGAAATTGATTATGTTTTGGCACAATGCAAAATATGTCAATAATTTAATTTTGTCGGTTTTAGATTTACTCATTTCATGTTTTGTTTTAATGTTCTGATTCTGTCATATGCCAACCGCTGTTCACGGTATGATGCAAACTGAATCCGCTGAACATTTGTTTGTAAATACAATACAGGATCCGTAATTGTTTCCCATGCATTGATTTTAATTGGCCCTGCAATACCTGCTTCGATTTGCTTATTTGCCCATTCGATTGCTTGATCCCTGTAATTCATCGATTTTCTAAATTATCCATTACATCAAACCAAAACGATTCCGTGATCCGATCAAATTGTCCGTAATTAATTACTTTATCCGTTGCAAATTTAGCCATTTCAATTGCCGTTATTCTGTCATAACCCTGATGTTCTGCGTACCATATCAATGAATCAGCTTGCTGTTGTGCTGTCATATTTTTGTGATTTGTACGTTTAATTGGCCATCCTTAAATCCTTCGGCATATGTCCGCGCGTTGGCCTTTTCGCTTTCGTATTGCTTTAATAACTCCATCATTTGATCTAATGATTTTACAACGGCATATTGGTATCCGTGTTTTTTTACAATGGATTCAAATTCAATTTGTGATGGCTGTTGTTTATTGAATCCGATTTTCAGTTCAACAAATAGGCCATGATAATTGGCATTCGGTTTACAGATAAACAAATCAGCCACACCGGCTTTTACACCTTCCGCTTTCAATTGTGCTGCCACACGAATATTTCGTAATCCACCATTTGGAATAGCAAAAAAATCGTAATTCATCAGATCCAACCATTTAACAATCACTACCTGCAAATGATGTTCATTTTTATTTCGTGCCATTTTAATATGTAAAATATGGTTTAAAAAAATATTTTAATAATTGCGATTCCAATTACAATTCCTGCGATTGCTAAAACGATAAATATTGGCTCAATTCTTTTCATCTTTCATGTAATTTAAAATGTGTACAATAACATCAACTGTCCAACCGTTTCCTAACATTTTATATCGTTGTGAATCCGAAACATGATTGGTGTAATTATCATCAACTGTTTGCAATCTTTCGCATTCAATAGGTGTTAATCTACGAATCAATGAATTAATTGTTAATAAATTATCTTTTTGCACCGTAGTTAATGTTCCTGATTTATCATCAAATCTTTTTTCAATAAATTGTTCTGTGTTGTTGCA